GTGTAACAGATGAACCTGATGTAGGGATGTAGGAGGTAGGGTAAGAGCCTTGTTCTAATTGAGCGCCGAAAGCATAAAATGTTCCAATCTCACTTGACCTATCAATATAAGAATATAAAGACGTACATCCTGAAGGGGTTGTTACAGATGTTATTATTCTTTTCCAACCATTACCAAAATCTACAAGTGTTTGTGCTGCATCTTGTGTTATAAACGAATTTGTATTATCATTATAAAATGCTATTTTAACGGCATCTTTTGTTCCTTCTTTAAAAAAATATGAAAAGGTATATTCAGTAGATGCGCTTACGGCTGATTGAGTATATAAAAGAAAACTCGAATTTGTTGACTCTATGAGATAAGAATTACTATTACCGTCAGGAGAGGATTGACCTGAAGTAAGGTTAACATTAAAATCAATCCAATCAGAATTGCTAAAATCTTGTGAATAATTAATCAAATTAGTCCTAGCAGGCTCTAATAAAAGAGAAGGTTCGCTTTGTACCACTCCATCAATAAAAGGATAGTCTAGTCTTGGTGTGTCTATTGCTACTGTTTCAATTAATCCTTCTTTATTTACTCTTGTAGCTGTGCTGTTTCTATCAAATGTAAAGTCTGCATTTCTTATTACTTCTTTTACTGAAACGTTGTCTATTGAAAGCTGCGTATTTGCAGTTCTTGTACTCACATACAATGTTTGTGGGTTTGTTGAATTTGTTTTTTGTATAACTTCATAAGTTCCATTCGCACTTGCTGTAAATGATGGCATTTCTGGTGAACCGCCATAACCCAACAATAATTTTACACTTCCAGCTACATAATTAGATATTGTAAATGTTACTTTGTATGTTTTCCCAGCAGACGAACCAATGGTTTGATATAAGTCTGTAAGAGAATTAGAGTTTGCATTTGCAGTTCCACCGCTAATTGTCCAACCAGCAGCTTTATTCCAATCGCTATCACTACTAAAATCTCCATTAGTAACTAATTCAGTAGGCAATACTTCATAAGGTGGCAAAATACTATTCATACTGCCAACACTATAAGCAGTCGGTGTCATAAGTACACTCTGCGTGTCTGGTTTACTGGCTAATGCTTTATCAGTACCTTCCACGTTTTCGTAATTATCCGAACGTGTATAAAGTCGATTCGTTGCTGAAGGGTTAAAATAAACATCACCCCAACCGTCTTTTTCAGGATTTCCCCAATTACTTTTATGATATATCTCGTTAGCCATTATTTGTCTTTTATTTTTTTATTTGTAGCATCTATTCCTGATACAGGGTGTCAATTTCTGTATTCGTTAAGGCTCTATTAAAAAGCCTGTAGTGGTCTAAATTAAAATCCTCACCATAATATAAAGCTCCGTTTGAATAAAGCCTACCTACGAACATATCTGTATTGTCAACACTATAAAAAGAATTATCCATTGTTCCTGAAGCAAGATTATCAGTTAGTTGAGTTTCATTACCACCGTTTACACTAAAAAAATGGCTACTACTGTTAGTTCTTAATGTCATAAAAAACCAATCAGTAGAATTTACAGAGATTCCTACACTTGCAGTTGCATATTTATATTGAGCACTACCCTGTCTCCATTGCATATAAATTTTTAATACTCCCGAAATGTTATAAAGTGCAGCGTACCACCAACTATTATAATCACTTCCTGTCGTAAAAATCCTTACAGATTCATTATTAGCTAATACAGGTTTTTTTATCCAAAAAGTGTGAGTCTCATTAGGAATTGGAGTAATTGGAAAGGTCATTATGCTATTAGCATTAACACTTGGGACATAGGCATAACCATCATATGGAGCAGTTGTATTATTATAAAAAACTATATTACTTCCGCTGCTTCCATTTAAATTGTTACCCGAATAGTCATCTACATTTGAATCTAACTTATAAAAGGCTCTACAAGAACCGTCTCCAAAGGGGTCAGCCGCAGAGTCTGCACCTGTTTCAGATGAAAGTATTAATTTTCTATTTAACCCCATATTATAAATTTATATTGTACTTCAATACAGAAGCCTTAGTAGTAAGTGCATTTATTTCGCCCTCTTTAGTTGATACATTTGTTCTTATTGCATCTCTTTCGGTTTGTATATCTGAAGGAATATCAATACCCTTCTCAGCCTTTCTAATAGCATACCAATCCGTTCTGGATAGTTTATTGTAAGCCATATCTTTTAATTCCTTAATCTTAATTTCTTTAAGTTCCGCTAGAGTTTCAGATATAACTATATTTCTAACGTCATAAACAAATGCGTTTGCATCACTATCAAAATGTAAGTTATGTTTTTCCTTAATTACATCGTCATAATCAGGTGTAATAACATCAAAGAAACCTTCTGCTTCCAGTTCTTCGGTTGTTGCATTGTGGAATCCACCTATATAATGCTTTGTTCCTTTCCATTCGCTAGGTATTCTTGAATACTTAACTACTTTACCGCTTTCTAATCTTGCTTTCATATTATGATGCTATTTGTGAAATTTGATACCAAGCAACATTTGTTGCAGTCCACTTAATCTGTATTAGTTGTTTTGCAGCGGCATCTGAATACGTACCACCTATTTTGTTAAAGGTACAAGCAGAACCGTTTACAGTTCCAAATGCACTTGTATAACTTCCACCGCTTCCAGTAATCTCTAATGTTTTTACGTCTCCTATTACTACATTTGTAAAGTTAAACGTATGCGAGTGTGCTGAGGTCATTGTAAATACATCCCCTAAGGAAGTATCTACTGCTACCGCTGAACCAGAAGTTAATGCAACTGATGAAGTATATTCAGCTCCTAGCTTTGCATTAGTTACTGAGTCATCTGTTAAGAACTTATTTGCTGAACCTTGAGTTATAACATCCGTAGTAAATGTTGTCGTAGCCATTACCCCTTGCTCAGAGTATGTCTCTCCGTACATATCCGCAAACATTTTCTTTACCTTTATGAAGGCTAACCTCAGCGTATCTCCATCATTGGAGTTAGATGAAGTTCCTACTACTAAATTTTGTGATGCCATAATCTACTTGTTAATTATTTGTTCTATTTGTATGTTTTTTCCCAGCTCATTATTTCTCTTTTTAATATAACTAGAAAGCCTTATTTCGTTCTTTTCTTTGATCTTATATTGACCAACTTTTTTACGCTGATTTATATTACCCATGATGTATATAATGTGTCCTTATCTGGATAAATATCATCATTATTATTTGTAAAATACTCAGGAAATTTACCTGAAGCATTATAATTCATATATTCTACAAATCTATTGGCATAATACTCAGCATAATCTTTTTCTTTAGCAACTAGGAAATCTACCTCAGACTTCTGAGCATTCTCACTATTTTCGCTATTATGTTTATGGACTCCGCTATTTGATACAGTATATGCAGCATAAGGCAAGTACTCAGCCATAGCAAAATGAATTAACATAGGCACAATATAATCATTCTTTAGTGCCAAGTAGTCTCCAGTTAAATTACTTGCAACTATGTCAGAACTAATCTTATCGTACAAATCTGTTCCAAGATAATTTCTAACATGAATCTCTTGTGCCAATTTAATGAATTGTATAAATTTATCAGTATCAACACTACCACTCATAGCAGTGTTTTTAACTAAGTCTTTCCTTGTTATAAATAGTGCTGTTGCCATTATTCTTCTATTTGTTCTTCTACTTCTTCCTCTACAGTGTCCCCTATAGCCTTTTTAACGCCCGTTTCCTTCTCTATCTCTTGCTCATTGATAGCATTAGTCAAATCAGTAAATTCAAGCGGCTGTAGAGTCTTGAAATAAATATCTAATTCTATGCTATTATACTCTAATATCTTTTCTAGTTCATCTATAATAGTAACCTGCATAGGTCTGATGACTGTATTGTCCATAAGTAAAGATGCTGTTTGCAATTCATCAGCATTATTACCTAAGCCAGAATTATCCTTAATTCCCACTAACATTGGAGAAACTATTCTATGGGATACCATTACTTTCTTCATACTCTCATCGGATAAGAATTGATATTGTTGATGGGCATCGTTTAGGATTACTGGTTCTATAGTTGCAGAAAGCTCTTTGCTATCGTTAAAAGCTAAGATAAATTTTCCCGCGTTTGAACTGCCACTAAACTTTTCGTATATAGCTCTTTCAATCTCATCACGCTGTTCCTTGTCAGGTGTGCCATTATTAAAGTTAATAAGCATACTCGGTTGTAAGCCGTTCTGAATATTGTTAATATGATAGTTTGCAATTTCTTCTTCTAATTCTGAGTATTGTAGTCCTCCTTGATAATCTACAGGAGAGTAATAATAGAATCCTGCTCTATATGGTCTAATGTAGAGAAGCTCTATTGAATCTTTACTTGTTCCGAACGCTGCAATTCTTTTAGGAGTCTCGCTTCGCTTCATCTCACTCCAGTCTGGGTGGTAGTAGTACCCTTTTATCTCTCCGTCTTTAGACTTCTCAGCTCTTAGCGTTTCGATTGGCATATGTTCTACTTGAACTATCTTAGAACGATCTTTACTATATATGACTTGTATAGCTGCTTGACCCATCATCTTATAGTCGTAGCAAACCTTTTTTATACAGTCCTTCTTAAATATACTCTTCATCTCAGCATATTCAGTAGGTTTAGATTCACTATCTGTGGCATCCAAACCTCTTCCGTATATCATCTCAGCAATACCATTAATAGCTGCGTTGTTGGTTGGAGAGCCATTGTACCTATCTATAAGATACTGAAAGTAATCATTGTCATCTCCATAAGCAACCCAATTGTTTCTAGTGTCTTCAACCACTTGAGGGGATGAGTACGAACTAAGGTTAAGAACGTGGATACTGTCCTTTACCTTTTTTACTTCTTTCTTATTCGGTATTCTTCTAGCCATTATGCAAAAATATAATCATTATCATAAGTATCATCTGAGACGTATTCGTCTTTATTAACAAAGTACTTATCTAAATCTGTTTGATCGGTACAGAATATTAAACCTCTATAGATGACTTCTAAGCCATCTTTTACCTTAAAGCTATAGGATACCCCCTCAGTAAGGGAGAAAGTGCCTGTAAGCTTCGTATATTCGCCTTCTACGGTCTTAGTTACGCTAACCGTTGACGTAGTTCTCTTTGATTTGTCAGTTAATTCTAGTGTTGGAGAGGAAGATGCTTTTCTTGGCACTATTCTCAAACTCTGACTTCCTGTAGATGTAGTTAATACTTCCATATAAAAGTAACAAATACCTAAGTAATTGTTTTAGACAAATATAACAAAAAAAGGGTAACTACGAATAGTCACCCCTTTAATAATAGTAAAGCAATTGATTATACTTGAACTAAAGCAGGAGTAGTTATTGTTCCTGTTAGTCCTGTAAATTCACTCACTGGGAATGTAGCCTGAGTAGAATCTGTTGTACAGAAATTAGCAGGAGAAACTTCCATAGCAGTAAACGTTAGGTTATATCCGTTGAAATCTCCTAAAGCATTACCAGTACTTACAGTACCTGTTGTTACATCAGCACCATTGTCTTTACCCATAAGCATAACATTATCGTTATGATCTACAATAAAGATATGAGGTCTACCTGAAGCTAGTAATTTTAACTCCTTATTATCTTCCTTAGTTAACTTCTTAAAAGTTATATTTAATACTTGCTCATAGAAAACAGTTCCATTCTCTCTAGAAGCATTGATTGTTTGTTCAAAAGAATTATTTCCTTTGAGTTCGTATTCGAAAAGACCGAAGTCAGTAGCACTTGTGCAGTTAGTAACCTCATCATCTGTTAATGTATAAGTTCCTAACACACCATAGTCCACTAAGTAAATACTCTTAATACCTGCTACAGAGTCTTTACAAGCTTCAGCTCTTGAACGTGTTAAATTACAAGCCATAGTTTTATTTTTTTATTAAAAAAGGGTAGGCAGATTAACCACCTACCCCTCTTTGATTATTATAATTACTAACTCTTAGTTAGCTGTGTTTGAGATTCCGTATGTAGTTATGTCTGAAATCTGAGCGTACTGTACTCCTGCTGAGAATCTCATTACAAGACGAGCGTTTTGAGAGCCATCTAAGTCAGCCATATCTAACAACTTAACCTCGTTGTGGTCAGATAAAAGACCAGTTCCAAAGAACAAATTGCTCTTTTCAGCAGCAACTGCCTTATTGTCTCCAAGTCCATTAGCAACAAAGATTTTTACACCATCTATAGAAAGACCGCCTCCTTGATACCACATTGTCCCGTTTGAACCAACACCGTTAGCTCCTATAGAGCCTACGTTGTCACTTCCTGCTGCGTTCTGTACAGCAGCAAAGCCTCCTAATGCACGAACATAAGCACGAGCAATATTTTGAGAAACATATAAGAATAAATCATCACTTCCGTATAGTGAAGCAGGAATAGCATCTACTAATTTTCCTAATTCAGCGATTACGTTAGAAGAGGTGATTGTTGCTCCTGCAACCTCTTGTGCAGAAGGTAATCCTGCATCAGTAGAGATTTTAGTAGTTAAACCATCAAATTGTCCATTTGTAGCGGTAGAACCTTCCCAAATAGATTTCTCAGTTCTCTCAGCTACTTTAGCAGCAACGTGACCGATAATGAAGTCAGCGAAAGATGGAGGTAATGAATCGAAAGAAGAGTAACCCATTTGTACAGCTTCCCAGTCAGACTGAAAGTCTTTCTTACAAAGTTGTAGGTTTACTTGTTGCTCTTCTGGCTGAAGGATTGCTTCAGTTAGAGTAACTGTAGAAGTTGGGTCAAAGTCACAAGTCGCATCTTTAACGATATCGTCAACTGATACTTTCTTGATCACTTCTTTAAACTTCACGTTTGGTTTTACGGTAATACCACCCTGTGAGATAGTATTAGCTTCTAGTAAAGCAGCAGCGATATATTCACCTGCAAACTCTCCTGCGTAAGTTGTTGTAATTGATGTAGTTGTAGCCATTTTTATTTATTGTTTAGTCGATTAAATACTCTGTCTAATGTGCTAGAGGGTCTATTTTTACCATAGCTAAATATTTTCTTTTCTGTCTCACCTGATTCTGGACTATGTTTGATTGGTTCAGCAGCAGGTTCTGAAGCTAACTCAGCAGATAACTTTTCGATTTGTGCAGACATCTCAGCTTTCTCTTTGATGTAAGAACCCATCTCCTTGTCAATCATTCCTGCCATTTCAGCTAACTTAGCATCCATTTCAGCTAACCTAGAAGCAAACGCTTCTTCTGTTACATAACCTTCCATTAATAAGGTTTCTTCTTCTACCGTCTCTTCAACGGACTCTTCTGTTGCTTCAGCTAACTCTTCGTTAACATCAGCGTTTTCTACCTCAGTAGTAGCTTCTACTTCCTCAGATAAAACAACATCCTCTTGAATCTCTTCAGATTCTGCAGACTGTTCCTTTTGAGTAAGCAAAGACACCTTCTGGAGGATTTCACTAAGTAGTGATGTTGCTTTTGGATTTTGCATAATTTTAATAAATATTTATAATAAAGTAACTAGGTTCTAATTAAGTGTTCGATTTTTAATTTGCAGCAATACACGCATCACAATCTACATAGACTGTTTCTGACTCTATATGGTGTTCTCCGCTTGATACCGAATGTAAAACAGTATAGCAATTTGAATGTCCTGTATTCTCAAAATTTAAGTAGTAAACATTACCCGCAGTAAGTGTTCTATCGTGTAAGTGTATTTCTTTATGCATACTATGCCCACATCTTTGTACCTTATAGTAATTGACTACGCCTGTATGAACTTCTCCTGTTATATTTCCAATGCCTTGTGCCTGTAAGCTTCCATCACAGCATTTACTGGAGTATGTTTTGCCATCAGCACATAAGCA